GTATTTTGCGGTGCGTAGTCTGGCGAACATCTCCCGCTTAATACGGCCTTTCTTTGCCCGCAGCGGCTGCGCCCGTCGCGGGGCGAACGGCTGCCCCTCCGGCGTGACCTGCTGTTTAATTCGCTGCTGCTGATGTTTGCGCAGGCGCTTCGCAATGGTCGCCGCCATCGCCTTCCGGCTTTGCGGTGACAGCGCGGCAATCAGTCCCGCCAGGCGGGTATCAAATGCTGACAGTTCACTCATGCCACTGGCTCACTAACTCGCCGTGCAGGTAAAGTTCACGCGGCCTTTCCACCGGCTCCGGCAGCGGCGGTTCCGGAAAATGCTCCACGTGCAGACCGGCATCAACCTGTTTCACGATCACTCGCTCGGTGAGCTGCAAATAAACGGCAATATCGTAGCTGCCGTCATTGAGCATATCGGCTTTGAATTTATAGCCTGTCTGCTGTTTATCGGATGTTGCCATGATGTCCGGTTGATGCTCACGCAGCCAGGCAAGAATAGGCACGATTATCAGATCACAGTCGTGTGCAAAGTCAGTAATAAGCAGTTCAATCTGATACTGGTATTCAAACGACAGTGAACTGCCTAACGTGGAAACGATACGCCCGTTATCCACAAACATCCGCAGGGTGTCGGGGCTGGTTTGTAGCACCGGCACCGCATCAGTTAACGCTTTTCTCAGTTGGGCGGGTTTTAACACGGTGTTCCTCCTGGCATTGTTTGACCGCTTCCACCTGGAGGCCGCAGGCAACCAGCTCGGCCTCCAGATTTCTGACATCACTGCTTAAGTCGCCGTTAGTGACCGGTGCGCTTGCCGGTATCGGGCAACTGGTTACCGCCGGACAGCCAATGTAAATAATCTGCGGCGCTGGCAAAGGCGGGACGTGCGTGCATCCGGCTAATGCCATCAGGCAGACGATCGCCATACCAGTCGCGCATTTCCTGATTTTCATTGAGTAACCTTTGAATATGAACTTCACGATCCCGCGCCTGCTGACCTGCCCGTGCGAGCTGGGTGCGCAGGTTTTGCTCCTGGCGTTCCCGCGTCACGGCATCATCGTTCAGGCGATTAATAACGTTGTCGCGGCTTTCGATTCCGGCGGACAGCGTGCCGATGATGCGCTGCGCCTCTTCGGCTTCATCATGCAGGCCATCAATACGCCAGGTTTGCAGCCCCGCCAGCGCGCAGGCTGCCAGCAGTAATAAAATTAAAACGCGCATCAGACTCCCCGCAGGCAGTAGGCCAGCTCATTCGCGCGGCGGCGTTCCAGGCCGGTGACGCGGACACCGTTCACAAACACCCAGCGCGGCAGCTGATCGCAGGCTTTTCGCCATTCCCCTTTGTTGATGAAAAACGCCAGGGTGGATTTACACGCCGCCGTCACACCGACGTTGAACGCAAAAGACGCCACTGCGTCATACACCGGCTGCGGCATGGCCACCGGCATACATCTCGCAATGCCTTTCTCCACCCGCATCACGTCTTCCACCAGATTCACGGCGGCCTGCCGTTCGCTGATGTGCGTTTGCGGTTTCACGCCTGCGGTGTGCCCGATGCCGTTTGTCCAGACGCCCGCGCTGCACTGATAGGCGGACAGGCGGCAGCCTTCAAAATCTGCGATAAGTGCCAGACCGGCGGCGGATGTTTTCAACGTTGGCGTTTGTGGGAGCATTGCGGCAATCGCCAGGACGGCGGCGACGGCGCAGCGTCTAACGATTGATGGCTGCATTAATGTCTCCTCTGACGCCCATAGCTTTCAGCAGTCGGTAAGTTTTGCGCCGGTAGTACCAGTTCACCAGGAAGGTCGCGACGCCGACGGCGGCACCGACTAAAAAGGCAATATCCTGCGGCGACATTGCGCCGAGCCAGGCAAGAAAGGCCGCGACGCAGTAACAGATAAACGAGGTGATGCGCTCCATGGTTATCAGTCCCAAAGTGAGACGGTTTCGCTGACTGCGGCCTGAGTAATATCCGGCAGCTCCACCGCGTAGCCATGGGGCAGGATTGCCCCCTGAGCGGCTAAGCCAACGTTAGCCGCGTAAACCTGTTCCATCACCGATTCGGTGCGCCCGTAGTACCGCCAGCAGAGTGAATCCACGGTATCGCCCTGTTCGGCATAGACTTTCATCAGAGCAGACCGATCACACAGTGCGACACGCCAGCGACATCGCTGATCGCATTGCGGCCATCACGCCACAGTTCATCAACCGTACTTTCGACAATCTCCGCCTTTTTACTGCCAGCATCGGTGGTATCACTGTTCGGATATCGTTCCGCCAGAATGGCAGCCGTAATGGAGGAAACCGCCCGCAGATAGGCACAGATTTTTATACTTTCATCATCAATCTGGTCAGCCGGGACATCAGCGAGGGTTTTGTATCCCTGAGCCAGCTGTGCGACGCGGTAGCTGTAAAGCTCGGCGTTAACTTCGGTCAGCGCGTACTTAATGACGGCGCGCAGACGTTTGGCGGTCACCGTTCCTTCCAGGCGCAGCGTGTCGCGTAACTCCACCGGACTGATATCCGGCCAGAAGTGCGTGTTTTTGATCGCGGGTTCCGTCGCGGCGTCCGGCTTTGGTGCAGGTACAACAAGAGACATAGTGACCTCTGAATAGGGGACGGTGGACGCCAGCGTTGAACGAGGTCACAGACCTGTCGCGGCTGGCGTGCCGTCCGGCGCGGGGCGCGTTCTGTTTAGCTGCTGGCAGCCTTTTTGATGGCTGATTCCAGCCGCTCAATATCCTTTTTGACGCCGCAGTTGCTGTTCAGCTGGAAGGCGCGTTTCAGGTGTTGCAGGGCGAGCGGCAGTTTCTCCGCGTCGCGATACAGGTAACCGGTAATTTTGTGCAGCTTGGCGCGTACCTGATCCGGCATGTCCTGGCTTTCCGTCAGCTCCATCGTGGTCATGAGTACATCGAGACTGACCGGCTCACCGGCAGCATGAGCGCGGGTGCTCATGTCGGCGATTTCCTCCACCAGCGCATAACCGGCAGGACGTTTGCCGAACGGCATCGCAAGCTTGTAATGCAGCGCGTAGCGGGCGATTTCCAGCGCACCAGCATAGTCACCGGCATCAATACGCCAGATCATGATGGTCATCAGGATGGCGTCCTGAGCACCTTTCCCCTCAGCGAGAACGCCCGCCACCCACGGCGCATATTCGGGCAGCATCTTGCGTTTGAGTTCTGCCTTTTTCTCAGCGGAATAGGCTTTCTTCAGGGCTTTCTGATCAGCATTAAGCTTTTGCAGCAGCAGTTCATAGCCGGTGGCATGACGCAGCAGGCTGGTATCCTGCTGCGCGGCTTCGATAGCTGACTGCCGCAACAAATGACGTCGGGCAGGGCTGGTCATGGTTTACTCCTGAGCTGCCGGTGCGGTGGTACCGGATGCCGTTTTGATGGCATCAACAATTGCCGAGGTGAATTTGCTGAGTTCGGCCTTTTCAGAGGCGTCGTCTTCTCCGGCGGTCACTTCGATGTTCTCGATCAGACAGCCGCAGCCGTAATCTTCCACCACGTAATCCTCGTTAATGGATTCGTAGTTTTCGATGCGGTCACGTTTTGGTACTTCCTCAACGTGGCGGCGATGCGTGCCGTCCTGCCAGTAAATGGACAGGTTATCCAGACGGGTGATCAGCATGGCGTTAGCAGGGAAGCCGGGCACACGAATGGCGGGCAGATTGCCGATGCGTTTCTGGCTGACAATCAGGTCGGCAGCCATCGCCTCAGTGTTTGGCTGTTGTTTGTTGATCAGCGGGAAATACTTATCTGCGAGCAGCTTGCGGCCGCAGATCACCACCAGTTCGGTGTCGTCCTGATAGATTGGGTTGATCAGTTCATTCACCGCATCAAAGACCAGCGCGTCGAGGTTTTTGTATTCACCTTCGCCACCGACTTTCACCGCCTCATTGGTCACGGTACCGTCTTCGGCGACAATCATGCCCATCACTTTGGACGGGGCATTCAGGCGGTATTTTTGCAGCCAGCCCACGCCGACATCCTGCAACAGCGGATTCTGAACGCGGTTAGAAGTCGGTGCGCGGGAAACACCGTTAAAGCCGACCAGGATGCGATCCAGTGCCTGACGCTTGATAATGGCGTCACGCAAACGGGTCTGAAAATCGTTGTAGCGCGCCCACAAGTCCAGCTTGCTGTACATCCAGTGGAAGTCGTAGTTGGTTTTGGTGCAGTGATAGCCTTCCTGATCCAGCTTGGTGAAATCAGCCGTTTCACGCTCGTCACCGGCGTCAGTGTTGGTTGTACTGGCAATCGTACCGGTCACGCCGACGCCAACTTTCGCGCCCATCATTTCGTCCACCGGAATGATGTTAATACGGGTCAGGAACTCTGAGGACTCCTGCAATCGGGTCATCAGCGTCTGAGTGACGGACGGCTCGACGTTAAATTTCTTGTCCAGTGTGCCGACGTCAACGTTGTTGAGTTTGGCGAGCTGGGAGAGGAACGCATTAAATTTAAAGCGCGTTTCTTTTTTCATGACTTATTTCCTGAGGGTGAATTAAATGTGTCGGATCAGCAGTCGGTCACTGTCTCGTCTACTCCTGCGCCGCCGGTAGCTTGCGGACGCTGCCCGAACTTCTGCGCCGGTGTCTGCGCTAACTTGCCTTTCAATTCCGTGAGGGCGTCATGTTCGGCAGCGGTTGATTTTTCCAGGGTATCGACGCGGCTCAACAGATCGGTCAGGCTGGTTTCATGCTTATCCAGTTCAGTCTGAGCGTATTGAGCAACTTCGCTGACGGCTTCATGAACATCAGCCAGGCGGGCATCGTCTGACGCCTGTTTACGTGAAAGCTTTTGTTTCACCAGGGCGAAAAGAGAAGGGGCAGTTTCCGGCGCATCTTCAAACTCAATCAGTGCTTCGGTGGCGACGGTGAAGAGGCTGTCCGGATCGGTTTTACGACCGGCGAGCGGGTTCTGTTTGGCTTTGCGGCTAAACTCCAGCATTTCAGTGCCGAGGCTTGCGGGGTCGTCGGTGACGGCCAGACCGACCAGGTAGGATTTATTGGAATTGGCGAAGTTACGTTTGATCTCCATCGAGGTGTAAACCTTCTGCCCGTCGCCGACCATCTGCGTTAAATCCGCGGTCGGGCTGATCATCGCGTACAGCGCCCATTTGTCATGCAGCAGCGGTTCAGCCGCGTCATCAATTTGTTCGGCTTTAAGCTGGATCACGTCGCCATAACGGCGGAAATCACTGGTCGGTAAGATGCCTTTGATGTGTTCCAGATTGACGCGGGCGCCATAGGCTTTCGCGCTGTATGTCTCCGCCATTTGCTTGATGTCGTTAGCATCAATTTCGCGGCCGTCGCAGGTGTCGCCTTCGACCCCGATACGGAACCATTTCGATACTTTCTTTGCCATGTAACTGACTCCGGTAATGAGTGTTGAGAACAGGAGTTAGTTTCCAGACAGTCACCACAGGCCGCCAGCCGATGCGGGTTGTTGCCCGATGGCACAACGTGGACAGCGCGAAAAACCGCTGTCTGGCCGGTAACGTGGCGGCATGAATATTTCAAACTCCACCATCATCAGCGACCCGCGCCGACAGGCGGCACTGCTTTACTGGCAGGGTTTTTCTGTGCGGCAAATCGGGGAGATGCTGAGCCAAAAAACGCCGACCGTGCAGAGCTGGAAAACTCGCGATCAGTGGGAGGCCATTGCGCCCATTTCTCGCGTGGAAACCAGCATGGAAGCGCGGCTGATCCAGCTCGTCATGAAAGATGTAAAGGAGGGAAAGGACTACAAAGAGATCGACCTGTTAGGACGACAGATTGAACGCCTGGCAAGGGTAAACCGTTACAACCACACCGGCAGCGAGGCTGATTTAAATCCGAACGCCGCGAACCGCAACAAGGGCGAACGCAAGGCACCCGAAAAGAATGTTTTCAGCGATGAGGCCATCGAAAAGCTCGGCGATATCTTCATTGAAACGTCGTTCGAGTATCAGCGCGGCTGGCATCAGGCAGGGCTTCAGCACCGTATCCGCAACATCCTCAAGTCCCGCCAGATTGGTGCAACCTTCTACTTTGCCCGGGAAGCGTTGATTGACGCGCTGACCACCGGCCGTAATCAGATTTTCCTGTCAGCCAGTAAGGCGCAGGCGCACGTCTTTAAAAACTACATCATCGACTTTGCGAGACAGGTGGATGTCGATTTAAAAGGCGACCCGATTGTGTTGCCGAACGGCGCACGGCTGATTTTCCTAGGTACCAATGTCCGCACCGCGCAGAGCTATACCGGCAATCTTTACCTGGATGAATACTTCTGGATCCCCAAGTTTCAGGAGCTGCGCAAAGTGGCTTCCGGTATGTCGCTGCATAAGAAATGGCGAAGCACCTACTTTTCTACGCCATCCAGCCTTGCACACAGCGCCTATCCGTTCTGGTCGGGTGAACTGTTCAACAAAGGCCGTCGCAATAAAGCCGACAGGATTGACCTGGATTTAACGCACGCGCATCTGTCGAAAGGCGTGCTGTGCGATGACGGCCAGTGGCGGCAGATTGTGACGGTGGAAGACGCGCTGTCGGGTGGCTGTAACTTGTTCGACCTGGAACAGCTGCAACTGGAATACAGCCCAGCCGAATATGAAAATCTGCTGATGTGTGAGTTTGTGGACGATCAAGCGTCGGTATTCCCGTTCGCTGAGTTGCAGGGCTGCATGGTGGACAGTCTGGACGAGTGGGAAGACTTCGACCCGTATCTTAAGCGGCCATTTGCCTATCGTCCCGTGTGGATTGGTTACGACCCGTCGCACACCGGCGACAGCGCAGGCTGTGCGGTGATCGCTCCGCCGGTGGTGTCTGGCGGCAAGTTCCGCGTGCTCGAGCGTCACCAGTGGAAGGGCATGGACTTTGCCGCACAGGCCAGAAGTATCGAGGAACTCACAAATCGTTATGCCGTGGAGTACATCGGCATCGATGCAACTGGCATTGGGCAAGGCGTATTCCAGCTTGTTCAGCAGTTCTTTCCGGCGGCGCGTGAGATCCGTTACAGCCCCGAAGTAAAAACTGCGCTGGTACTGAAAGCAAAAGACACCATCAGCTCCGGCCGTCTGGAATATGACACTGGCCATACCGACATCACAGCCTCGTTTATGGCGATCCGCAAAACGATGACCGCCAGCGGCAACCGTTCAACCTACGAAGCCAGCCGCAGTGAAGAGGCCAGCCACGCCGACGTTGCGTGGGCAATCATGCACGCCCTGTTAAACGAACCGCTGACCGCCGCCAATGGCGGACAAAGCCCGAACATTCTGGAGTTCTACTAAATGAGCAAGCGCAAATACCGTAAAGCCACGCAGACCGCGACCACCGAAAGCCAGCAGGGCGCAGAGGTATTCAGCTTCGGTGATCCGACGCCGGTTTTAGACCGCCGCGAGATTCTGGATTACATCGAATGCACCGGTAACGGCCGTTGGTATGAACCACCAGTCAGTTTCGACGGACTTGCCCGTAGCCTTCGCGCTGCTGTTCATCACAGCTCGCCGATTTACGTGAAGCGCAATATCCTCGCCTCGACTTTTATCCCGCATCCGCTGCTAAGCCAGCAGGAGTTCAGCAAATTTGCGCTGGACTATCTGGTATTCGGGAATGCGTATCTGGAACTTATCCGCAACCAGCTCGGCGAACCGTTGCGCTTTGAGGCTGTGCCGGCTAAATATGTCCGTCGCGGAGTGGAAGAGGGGACGTACTGGTTTGTGCAGGGTTGGAAGGAACCGCATCAGTTCGCAGCAGGCAGCATCTTCCATCTTATCGAACCGGACATTAACCAGGAGATTTACGGTTTGCCTGAATATCTGAGCGCGCTTAATTCTGCCTGGCTGAATGAAGCCGCGACGTTGTTCCGCCGTAAGTATTATCAGAACGGAGCTCACGCGGGCTATATCTTATATATGACCGACGCCGCTCAGAGCAGCAGTGACATTGATTCAATGCGTAAGGCAATGAGGGATACCAAAGGTCTGGGCAACTTCCGCAACCTTTTCATGTATGCGCCAAACGGCAAGAAAGACGGCATTCAGATCCTGCCGCTGAGTGAAGTCGCCACCAAGGATGATTTCTTCAACATCAAGAAATCCAGCCGTGATGATCTGCTAAGCGCGCACCGTGTTCCGCCGCAGATGATGGGGATCATTCCTGATAATGCCGGAGGGTTTGGGGATGTGGAGAAGGCGGCGCAGGTGTTCGTGAGGAACGAACTGACGCCGCTGCAGGAGAGGATGAAGGAGCTGGATGAATCGCTAGACCTAAATATTATTAATTTTAGAACATACAAGTTGAGCTAGTTATTTGAACAAGGGACTTGTCAAACACCTTGGCAGTCCCTTCAAATATCTTATGAAATGGAAACTAAGTTCTCAATTTCAGTATGAATTTGTAACTTCTGACATATTTCATTGTGTACTTCAATATTGTTTTCACTTGTTTCAATTGAGATTATTAAACTAAATCGAGCTATACTCGATTGTCTGTTTTCTTTCTTCAAGTCTTTCCACCACCCACTTACAGGGAAAATGGCAATATATTTCTTGTCGGCTAATTCAATAGCACTGCCGCTCCAAACATCACTATGGATTGAACCTTTGTTTCTCAACGTTGGTCCTAGCATCCATTTCTGTGAGTCACTATCTCCAGCATCAATATCAGGATTGTTATCTCTGAATTTTTTATTTATTCGTGTAACAAATTCATCCGATTCTTCGCCAGGGCTATTAAAATCGAATCGTAGTCCAAAGGAGCTATATTTATACTTATTTTCCCATCCCCTTTCTCCAGGATTTGGTTCAACGAAATAAGATAGTGTAACTCTAAGTTTAACTTGTTCTGCCCCTAGTTTTTCTAGTTCATTTGAAGGCCAAGGTAATGTATACAATGCCATTTTATTGAAAGTACCATTAGCTGTATAAGGTTGTATTTGATCCTCAACAATTAGGTTTACTGATTTATTACCACTAGAAATAGCCTTTGTAAGGTTTGGATGACCATACCCAGCCATTCGTAATAAAACCTCTACTTTTCTTTTATTTATCAATGGCAAATTACGGTCTAGGATTTTTTGTGGCCAACTTGCACTATGAACGACCAAAGCTCTTATGGTTTCAGGCCAGTAGTTCGGGTACTGAGTCCAAAGCTTAGATATGAATAATGACGCAATTGCAGTTGCAGCACTTGTTTCAATAAATGGTGAAAAATAGCCCCCGGATGCATGCCTGTTACTGGTTGTCATCAGGCTCAGCTCTTCCAGATCAGCGGCGAACCTATATGTTTTATCAAGCCCATGATTTCCCCCCTCGAAAACGACATCCGGTTTAAATGGAGTGTTTTTTCCCCACATAATAGATGTAGTCGAACTTGGACCTAAGTCTGTGAGTTCTGCTAATAAGTCATATCCAGAGGTGATAATATTATCTTCACTTGCCCAATATCCTATGGTTAATGCATTATATGAGTGGGCAGGATCTTCTATTGAAGAGGTGATATTAGCTGCTGGATAGTTAGAAACCATATTTGGATCCATATTCCCAGCTGATAATACAAACAGTCTTTTTGTTGGATCATCAGGACTTCCACTAGCTAATAAATCAATTGTAGCAGACCAACTAGACGGTATTCCTTTTAGGGAGGTTGGCGATGAAACTGCCATTGTAAATATTCTTCTTTCAGACGGTGTTATAGCTTCAATGTTATATACAGCATCAGTTGTAATTACCCCATATAGTTTAGGATCATTACTGCCAAAATCAGGTAATATCTTAACGGATTCAATTATACCATGAATCTTAATATCAGTACCCTGGAGGGCAACTTTTAAGTCACCATAAAGTGCTAGTCCAGCAATTCCTGTCCCATGCCCTTGAATATCATCATTAGTCCATTGTGGTTCCGCAACAATGATCGCATTATTATTTACGGAATTCACTAGTAGTGGGTGGGTTGAGCTGATTCCAGTATCTAAAATACATATAGGCACCGGATTTTCAGGAAAATGATATTTTAAATGGTTTGACCACTGGAACTGTTCAGTAGAGGGGAGTTCTAGAAAATCGGTCGTAATTGTATTAGCGGGACGTAATTCTGCTATTGATTGGGTGAATTTTTGGAGCAGATTCATTTGAGCGAGGGTTGAACAAACTATTTTAACTAATCTTTCTTTAAATACAATTTCGCCCGCTTTGACTATAACACCAACTAGATCACAAACAGCTTCGAAGTTTGCTGAAACTTCCCCTGCATCTAAGTTTGATATATCCAACCAAACTTCAAAATTACAAACGATACTATCATCTGTCGGTAATGGGTTCTCACTGAACCACAAGTTGTTGATATGTAAATAATTTATCTCAGAAATAGACTCTACTAACGGTTGGTTTTGAGGCTTGTTTGAGCGAGTCACTTTAGTGGCATAATTTGATAAGATTTCTTCTAGTTTACCTATTTTGCTATTTTCAATAGAAACATTGGCGATGGTTTGATTATCTATAGTATTGACTGATAAAAGTTTCATCCCATTTGAGTCAAGGCTTTTAATTACTAGTCGATCGTCAATATCGATATTCTCTCGAAAAGTTAAAGTCATTCTCTTTGGAGCTAGCTCATTACCTATAGTAGAAACAGCAAAATCTAATAAAGCTTTATGCTCTATAATTGCATGATTTAAGCTGTCCCGTACCTTGGCAAAATGTGCATTTCTATTTACTGGTCTGCGTATTTTTTTTGACTGCGTGGAGATTGGTGTGTAATCAATCAAACCCTGAGGAAGGCTTAATTTTATGTGACCTTTCATATGTTATGTCCTTTTACATTATTTATAAGCCTTTCTCTCTTTGAGAACTTTCTGAAGAATATCCTGTCCTAATTCTTTTTTATTGTTAATAATTCCGTACTTGATGGTGTCATCACAACTTTTAGCAACTTCAGAGAAACTTAATCCCTCTGCTGAATCTAAAATTGAACCCCAGTTATCAATATTTAAATTAAAAGATACAAATTTTGATTTTATTAATTTCTCTAAGTTTTCTTTTTCTGGTAGATTATATTCAATAACATCGTCAAAACGGCGATATAGAGCACTATCTAAGATCTCTTTATGATTAGTTGCACTAATGATCAGACTATCAGACCTGTGCTCATCTAATAACTGCAAAAAGGTATTTAATACTCTCCGTATTTCACCAACATCATTTTCCATGGTTCTTTTAGAGCCAATAGTATCGAACTCATCGAAAAGATAAACCCCTCTATTTTGAGCAATATATTCGAAAATACTCCTTAGCTTTGCAGAAGTTTCTCCCATAAACTTTGTTATTAAGGAATCCATCCGAACAATAAACAAGGGAAAATGTAGTTCATGCGCAACAACACTTGCTGTAAGGGTTTTTCCTGTCCCTGGCGGTCCATATAATAACAAATGTCTTCTAGGTATAAGACCATATTGCCTTATTTTTGTAGAGTTCTTATTCTCGTCTAAGAATCTTTTTATTTTAATATGAACATCTTCTGCAAGGATTATATCTTTTATTGAAGTTGTAGGGTGCGAAACGGTAAATAAATCAGATGATGAATGGCTTATTGCAGCTGTACTTGAAGAAATCACTCTAGGGAAAGTATTTTCGCTATTAGAAAGCTTCGCCTTTTCGACTAATAATCTTAATTCTTCGGCAAGTATTGTATGGCCAATCTTGGCTTCATGGGCAGCAATTTGCAGCACTATCGATAAAAACTTTCTATCATCACGAGCTATAAAGTTCTTAACAAGTAATTTTAATTGGTTAGCGCTGGCCATATTATTTTTCCTAAATACGCATATTGTGCGTCATCAAATAACCAAGGACATCTATTGACACCCCAACATAAATCTTAACATCAACGATATTCATCGGCTATCACATAATTGTGTTTGTGGCATCTAAATTTTCTCGACTTGCAGCGAAGCAGTAGGCGCGCAATGCTATCCCCGCCACGCCTGCCCGCTTTATGGGTCGCTTTTGATGCAGTTGCGTGATCCACTGTGATCCACGCCAGCACTGGTGTCGCAGGGAGAAAAGAGCAGGGCGATCATAATGCAAAATCATGCACTCACTGCATGCAGAGCTAACAAAGAGAGCGCGCCCGTGTTCCTGGCTATTCTTCATCGTCGTAAACAGAGAATGGCTCTGACGGCGTGTCTGATTCATCCAGAACGCGATCGGCCATATCAGAGATCATTTCCATCACCAGCGCGTAGTCGTCATTTCTGCACTGGCCTGACTGTGCGATGTCAGCCATAAGCCGGATTTTTATCAAAGCCATCTTTAGCTCATGAGAGGATTCCATTACTCACTCCAATGCACTGTTTATTTATACAGTATAATATTACCATTCCTTAACAAATTCCAATAAAAACTGAATGTTACTTTTTAACCAATAGCTTAGATGAATGTTTAAACAGTCCTAATCGTCATAAAATTCCTGCCAGTCCATAAGAGGGGGATGATGGATCACAACATCACCAAAACTCATTTTGGCTCCCCTGGTTAACGCTTCCAGCTCCCATCTTTGAGCTTTGATATCGTATTTAAGCAATTCTTGTTCAATCTGAGGCAATCGCGCCCGTTCTTCAGGCGTTAATCTTGCTGATGGGGCAACATCGCGACCCTTTGTTGGGTCAAAACTTCGCTGCACCTTGCTGACTCCCGGTGTTCCCTCTCTTATACGCGCCACAATCGCCCTCACGGCGGCTGTGTCTGTCCAGTCAATAACTCGCAGGTTGTCAGAATTAGACGTTGTAAGGTCGCTCCCAGCCTTGCTATCGCGCCTATTTGCAGCCTGTTTCTTTCCACCTGACCCACAGTTATTGACAGGACTCCGAGGCGCGCCGGAGGCGCTTTTTGAGGTCAAAACCTCAACGTCAACGGCAGAAGAAACGATGCGCCATTGGGTTGTACGGGTTTCATAAACACGAGAGTCGCCGAGGTGAGGGGCAAAAATGCCAACAACCTTTTTTACTTCTTCGTCGTAGGCGTTCAGTTCAGCAGCCACCCGACGAGCTACACGAACGGTCTGATCTTCACGTGGAACATTCGCGCCGCCTTGAGCCTCCATGTACGCCATAAAATCACCGGCATCAGCAGCTGCGCGTACGGCTTCGACTTCTTCGTCAAAGGTTTCAGTCAGGCTGATGGAACGGATACGGCGACACTCACGATATGAACCCATCGTTGGCAGACCGATAGGGTGGAATTGAGGGATACGCCAGGTAGCAGCCCAGGCGGTAACAGCGGCTGCAGAATCCGTCAACAGCTCGCCTGTTTCGTGGTCGCGCTCGCCTTCCAGTGCGTAGCCGTCGATGTTCTTTGCAATATATTTAGCGATATAGCCAGCCGCACCGCCGCGGTTCAGGTGCTTACAGTCAAAGCGGTTTTTAGCTGCACCGCGTTCGTCACCGTCTTCTTTCATAGCGTATTTGCGCATGATATCGATCACCCGTTGACGCATTGCGGGCTTAGTGAATAGCATCATGTGCCAGTGCGGCGTCGCGTCGTGGTGGGGTTCGACAACGCGCATCCCATAAACTGACAGGCCGCTATCCTTGAACGCGGTGCGCATTTTGCTCCAGATCCCGCACATATAACGCTGCGCATCTTTCGGGGTATAGGCTTCTTTGTCCCAGGCGTGATTTCGCTGAACGCGCTTTTTATCGCCCTTACCCACCATTCGGGTCGGGTGATATTTTGAAGGGGTGGTGATGGTCAGGAACATCCCGACGTCGCCATTTGCAGCGGCATATTTTTCAGTGCCGGCGATCGTGCTCATTAACTCCATGCGACGAATTTCAGGGTTTGAAATACTTCCCATCACTTTGTCGATCAGACTGAAACGCTCGCCGGTTTCGGTGTTTTCCAGTTCACAACTTTTCAGGTAGTCGAGATTCGACAGGCGGCGCGCACGTACCTCACGGATAGCCTGCTTACTGGCATACGGGGAAGCGTCGCGGTTCACTTTGCCGATGGCGATCAGCAAAGATTCACGCCAGCGGGTGCGCTGACCTTTCAACTGGCGGAACCACCATTCCGGATTAACCAGGCGCGACATGGCAGCGATAGCGGAAACAGCATCCAGTTTATCTTTGCAATACCTTGCCAAATACATCGGTGTGATATTGAAAGCCTGTGCCATACCTGCAATTTTGCTGTATAGCTCGCACTGGGTATCACTCTCAAAAAGAATCGAATTATCCCCGTTGTATTGAGCAAGCAACTGATCGCAACGTTCTTCATAAATTACTTTCAAATGTCCCGCAATGTCCTGAGCAAACCGGCGCAGCGGTTTATCGCTCATGCTCGGCAGGTTGTGATAAGTGTCTGCCTCAGACATGAATTTCATGGAAGCTTTAAGATTCATCGCATGAGCGGCATTAACCGCTTCGACCCGGGGAAGGATGCTGCGACCAAGGGTATAAATCAGATATTTATTGGCAGCGTGGATACCCTGGGTTTTCAGCAGATACGCATGACGACCTGTGAAAATTTCCCGCAGGTCGGTAGAGAGTGTTTTTACTCTGATTAAAACAGCTTGCCCCTGATCGTATTCATCACGGGTAAGCGGTCTTTCCAGGCCAGAAACGGCCTGGCGTGGTTTATTCCAGGGAAACGCCCAGGCTTCGGGCGTTTTAATCTGAGGGGTAAAACGGCTGGTCTGCATTACAGACCGTCTTTGATATCAATGACCAGATAGCCAGCGTTAATACCGGCCAGGATGAGTAATGCCACTGAGAAAACGATCACTTGTTTCCTCTGTAATGTTTGGCGTTCATCTCTGAGAGTTCTTTGCAATACACACAAAGCTCAACCCCTGGCAGAGCTGCTCGGCGTTCCTCCGGTATCGGGCGGTCACAGTCGATGCAGAACATCGAGGAAACGCCCGCAACATGGGCGCGGGCGGCTTGGATTTGGGCGGAAAGGACGAGATCAGCGCGCTCCTGGGCGGTGTCGATTACATCAGCCATTGTTACGCCTCCGCTTCACTTTGGATTCGGTTAGCTTCAATGCGTAGTGCCTCCGCAGCTTCAATCCCTGTCATTTCACGTTTGAGGATAAAACTGGCAATCGCCTCCAGGCGGCCAGCAAATACAACCGCTCGATTGGCGCGTTCTTCATTACGAGCAGTGTCCAGCATCAACGATAAATCAGGAACAGAGGTGTAATCGCGTTCTGGTGAAGCTAAATCAATGCCCATAACCGGCAAACCAACAATATTCTGACGGGTGTTATCAATCATATTTTTCATATAAGAACTCCTGTTTTGGGCAAAAGAATGCCCGGCGGGTTGACGCCAATTAATTTGGATTCGGGTTAGTGTTTAATATTTATCTTGCAGTCGTCTTCACTGATAAATTTCGGCAGTGATTCAGTTAAACCAAGCAAAGAATTTAGTGCCGCAACTACTTGATGCCTTTCCGTCGGCGTTAATTCAGCAAACTTCATCTCAAGATGGCGACGAGATAAGCCAGCATGAAAACAGATTGTTCTACGCATGTGCAGCGGCTGAGTATCAAATGTTTCCTGCGCTACATTCTTTCTGAAATCAAACATCTCTTTAATTCTGGAAAGATGTTTTTTGCCTATTTGAATATGTTCTTCATTTACTAAAGACATAATCACCTCAACTAAACAGACGCTTTAAAAGCGGTTTTAAGTTCCTCACAGCCTGCGGGGCAGTGGCTTGTGACAATGAAGGGTTCCAACGCTTTCCACCTGGCAATTCGATGTAACCATGGCCGAAATGGCGAGAAGGACTTTGCTGTTTTAAAAATGGAGCAATAGAAACAGCCATATTCACATCAGCCCATTTGTCGTGACGCTTGCAATAGCACCAACCGCAGATGCCAGGGCAGGGGATGCCTGTACTCGGCCTTGAACAACTAAACCGATCAGTGACAGATGGCGAATACCGGCATTTACACCTTCGAGTAAGGACATTCGACGTTGAGAACTGACCGCACCACCTTTCACTGCATCGGCTGCAATAGAACCTACGGCGGCAGTTGCCTGTAGTGCGTAAGTTGAAAGATTAGAAGTAGCAATTTCATTGACCGGTACTGACGGCAGGCAGTTTATCTGTGCCAGCATGCCATCGAGAAGGGTAGCGTCCTCAGTCAGATCAGTGATTAAAAGAACTTCCTCACAAGTGAGTTTATGAGGTTGCTCAGGGTTGAACTTATTGCGCAGGATTTGGGGTTTAGTCCCCATGAGTGCGGCAAGTTCGGTAAGGTTATGACGATTCACAAATGCTTTACATGCATCGTCAAAGTGAGCGTGTTTGGAAACGCGATAATCAAACATTGTTAGTCCCTGCTAGTTTGAATAATCTGACTCAACGATTTATGTAGCGGCACTTTATGGCTTGCTGACGATTTTTCTCACGCCAGGCCTCAAGATTGATCAGGGCATTGCCATGACGTTCCATAACAACAGTTTGCATTTGACCTGTTTTTCGGTTTTTGCGTTGCTGAGTGATTGTGGTTGAAGGCGTTGGTGCAAGCAGGACTACGCCATTCGCGATCCACTTTTCGAGGACTGCGGAGCTGATGCCGTTGATTGCAGCAAAATCCTTTTTAGAGATTGTCGGGGAGTTAGCGAGGGTGGTCAGTTGCAAACTTATTGAGTTCATAATAGTTGCAGACAGGGCTGACTCTAAAGCCGGTAGCAACTGGGTTACTACAGAATTTAACAGTTCCTTAGATAATGGCGTCTTATCGGTAGGTACTTGAATTGCATTCTGATGAGACATAAAGCAAAATCTCCTTTCTATCGTTTGAGTTCTACTGTGTAGCATGTGGTGTGTTGTCACTTTAGATCGTAAAAACGATTTGGTAAATGTTTTTTTATCACTTCGGTGTTTTTTATGATTGACGAAAAAATGGATAGTCAGGAAATCCTGAACAGATTGATGTCGGCTTATGGAGTTAGTTCTCAAAAAAGTTTAGCCGAGGCGCTTGCCATACCTGCTAATAACATAAGTGGCTGGCTTCAGCGTGGCAGTGTTCCTGGTAACCCAATCATCAAATGTGCTTTAGATACTGGTTCAGATCTTCGCTGGTTAGTTACCGGGAAATTTGCAAATGCAAATATTGAGCGTATGGCTTTTAAAAGTTTTCGCTCACGATCTGAGCAAGGTAAAGCCCTTATTGATAAGATGCTTTCAACTGGTGGGAAAGCAGTCCTTCAAAGAGTCATGAGCGCATACGGGTTTGCTACTCAAAAGGAATTAAGTGAATATCTCGGTATATCAACGGGAACTATAAGCACATGGGTTCGCCGAGAATATTTCCCTGGTGATGTAGTTATTGCCTGCGCATTAGACACAGGAGTTTCACTTGGATGGTTAGCTACAGGTGAGATTAGTACTGAATCGCAGGAAGAACATGTAACCTCAGCAATACCTACGATCTCTAAAAAAATACTTCTGGCAGGCAAGCTTGATGATGACGGTTTTTGCTACATCGATGAGTCGTTTGTCCCTGAGGGAGTCAATTTCAAAAACCTGAACTATATTCGTAGTGGAAAATCAGCATTTCTGATAGAAATGGGTGTTAACGAAATTTCAAATGGTTCATGGCTGTTAGATATTGATGGCACCTTGGACGTCTATGTTGTTTCACGTCGACCTGGCAACAAATTGCGTATCACTGGCCATGATGGTGAATTTGAATGTTCAACAAACGAGGTGATAGCAATAGGACTAGTTGTAATTATAATAAAAAGCGTCATATAGATAAGGTGTTTAATATTTACCGATAGCTCGTATGTTGAATGATAATACTAAATTAGTTGTAATACGTAAAAACTACTAATGAGTCTCTGCAGGTATTTGTATTTATGAAAATTGGGAATGACTAAGTTTGTAATGTGGAAGAATGAATATGAGAACTAATTATATTAAAATTAAAAAATATGAATGTAATATTTTGATGTCATTGTGGTTTTAAGGGTTTTTTGCGCTTGTTCCTATTGTATTGAATATTCAAGCGCATAACCAGTGGGAAAATATGATTATTTATATTCGAAATAATCGTGCTATTTCAGCTTTACCACTTTAGCATGGCAGGTGTTCCCATTTAAAACTTTAAAATCTTGGAACAAGGCTGGTGCATCCTTAGTAACTATTCCATATATCTTCTCTGAAACCATCCTCATTTCAGAATCACCATCCAGAGAGCCACGCATGTTTAAAAAATGGCGAATGGCGCGCGCATTAGCAGTAACAATAATTTTTGTTTCCGTTGCATTCGGTAATATAGATCTTGAAGCACTTCTTAGTGCTCTCATGTTTTCTTTTTTAGATTGATGTTCCATTTCTTGGTTTATCTTTATATCTGAAAGAGAAGTCCTGTAAAACTCAAGACAAGATTTAATGTGCTTTTTCCAGGCATCAAAAAGCTGTGGATTATTTTTTACCTCAATTGGGACAACAAATTCAGCGTCAGATTCGTCATGGTATTGTTGAGAAAGTTGGCTATAAGAAAAACCAGCACGGTGACGAACTAATTGGTGTGTGAATGCTCTAGAAACACCAGTAATTAGGAAGGTCCAGTTTAGATGCTCCAGAACGCTTTCATGCCCCTGATCAATCAAATTCATTATATATTGAGCGCTATCCCTTGGGGATTGATTAAACTCCCCAAAAGACATGTAACAGAGTCGCCCAGAAGCTTCCACAAGGTGTTCAGCATCTGTGGCAATTCCTTTCTGTACCCAGTTGAGACCGTTTTCATTGAGAAACTCAGTGAAAACATCTTGTTCAAAACTCGGGTGTGAAATGCATCTTATTGATAATTCGGAAATTTTTAGCAT